GCATGAAATTTACTTCTTTTTCTGTGCTCCGGGACGCTATCCGTAATAAATTGATAGTCGTTCCCCCGACAAAACCTTCTTTGAATCAAGAAAGTCTTACCAGTTGTGGTAGTTTATCTACCGTAACCTTACAAACAGTGCTTAATGTACTGTCTGCTCTAGATGTGATTAAAGGGGGCCTGGTTGAGTTCCAAGGTGGAGCTCGCTTGGACCGTGCTTACATATGTCTACCCACGGATTCGCTGACTTATCATTATATAAAAGTCATGAGATCATGGGGTATGGACGTGAGCGCGGTCCGCCAGGGGTGGTGCGATAAGAGCGAAAGAGATGCTCTTTTTACACCGTTCCGTTGGGATGCGAAGGCCAAAGCTTATAATCTGGCCCAAACTTCACCGAGTTATGTTGGGATAGATCGCGTCGTTATGCGACTCAATGAGAGCTCTTCTAAGAGCGCAATCTCGTTTATCCTTTCTTATCTCGAGGTGTTGTTGGATGCATTCCCAAAAATGGGGGGTTTTCCTGCTTCTGATGTTAATGTAGCTTGGAAAACCATTGCGAACTGGCCTATTGACCAGTTCGTCGGGTACGCGAAGTATTGCACTGCTTATCCTATGGCCAAACACTTGAAGAATGATTTACCGAAGAGACCTATTGGTTTCGATTCGAATCCTCTTCTTTTTGGACCCAGGATGAAGCGTGTGATGCGATCACGGTATCCTTGTATGACTCGGAAGTCTGACAGTTTTTTCCAATCTGTCCTCCAGGGAGTCAAGCGAGGTGCCGCGGTTGTACCCGAGGTGTATGTAGCCCAGTCCTATGTGAAACACTTAGATATCTTATCCAAAAAGCCTTCCGATGTCCTTGAAGGTATTTCCGATGAGATTTCAGAGAAGATGGATCGTATCTTTTCAGGTTTTTACCTCTCTGATCGTAAGATCTTAGAGTGGTGGGAACCTTCGAAGAAAGCTTCTTTTACCTATAAAGGTTATGCCGGAGGTCAAGAGCAAGAGGTAATAAATTACCTCGACACTATTGCCGGTACAAAGAAGAGACCCACTTCATCTGAAGTGTTGACTGGGTTAGAGGGGGGAGAGAGAGGTGGTGCAATTAACTTACAGAAGGTCCATGACTGGGATACCTTTAAACCGATCATAGAGAAGAACACAAGTGTCTATCATGATGTAGTTTATCGGGATCTTATGTATAATGACCTATTAAGGATGTACGATGAAACGGAATCAGGATTAGTGGAATCCCTCGTTGGTCGTACAGTTACACTCGATATGAAGCGACAAATTATAGACGCTGCTTACGACGAGTTCTTCGACGAATCCTTAGATTGTCGTGTCGTAGCTATTCGAGAGTTTCTTAAAGTAAGAATAATCACCGCCGGTAGCGGAGTCGCCTATCATTTAGCCAAGAACTATCAAAAGGGTTTGCTTCAACATATACAGAAGTACCCACAGTTCCGACTTACAGGCGAACCGCTTACACCAGAACATATACACAAAGTTTTCGATCTTGAGAATGATCTTGATTCCTACATATTTACCAAAGGAGACCCTAATATTTCAAATTGGGCACCCCGGGAATTTATGGTCTCTGGAGATTATTCTGCAGCAACTGATAATATCAATATAGCTGTAACACTTCAAGCCTTTGACTCGACCTTTATGAGCCAAATGAAGCGTAACACTAGTACTTTGTCTATCAAGTACTTTCAGCTGATTCGAAAACTTCTGGAGCCTCATAACCTAGTCTATGACTTGGCAGCTATGAGTTCCGCCCTTTGGCCTGATCGGCCGAGTAGCGAATTAACTCCAGAATTTTGTGATATGGATCTCGAAAAGAGATATCCCAACTATTTGGGGTCCTTCCAAGGATTCGAACTGGGTTTTGGCGATACAGACAATAAGGTATACGTTGTCTTCAAACAAATAAACGGTCAATTGATGGGTTCCCCCATTTCTTTTCCCTTCCTTTGTGCCATTAACCTGGTCTCCTATTGGATTTCTCTTGAGATATATCTGGGTCTCTCTATCCCTCTTAGGTTACTTCCCGTTCTAATTAACGGTGACGATATATTTTTCCGGTCCAACGACGACCACTACTCTATTTGGCTACGCCTTGTTGAGCAGGTCGGCTTTAAGTTGTCCCTTGGGAAAAATTACGTTCATCCAACCGTTATGACTATGAACTCAATTCTGTTTAAGCTCGTTCCTGACCGAAACCAGTATATACACTCCCTCGTGGAGATACCGTATTTTAATCCTGGCTTGTTAATGTCTCAATCTAAAGGATCTGAAAGAGACTGGTCTAGGAAATTGACTCTGCAAGAAATGTACCTCTTCTCCGTTGGAGATGCGCAAGATAAAATTCGCGCCCATAGAAGGTTCATTCATTATAATTTACAGCAGATAAAGCTTATGACAGATAACGGGAAATTTAACCTCTTCATCCCCCGGAAGTATGGAGGATTAGGTTTTCCTGTCATCGAGGAAGTTGTCGGAGAGATTAATATTACCTCCTTCCAGAGACGCTTCGCAAGGTTTTTTTACCACGAATTGCAACAGAAGCTGCTATCGGGTAAGATGGAAAAGAAAGACTTGGCTGCTTTTATAGCCGAGCCTGACCTATTTTCAAAGGTCATCCGTTCACGCCACTCCTTGGCAGAACTTTCCTTCTTCCCGTATGGTCCCCTCCCTGAGGGTTGGGTACCTTACCAGCCTCCGCGTCAAATGGAATTCTCACCACTCGAGTCACCTGCTAGGGTTGACGTTACTAGTCTATATTCAACTCACGAAGAGTTGACTAAGTATCGTCTCCCTTCTAAGCGTGTATATCGCCGCTTCTCCAGGTATCAAAAACTCTCAGGTGGTGGAGAGATGACTAACTCAATGTCGGATTACGATCTCCTTCATGACCCCTTGGTCATTCTCGCGAGGCGAGTTTGACCTTTGTTGTCCAGACCGGCTGCTCGATGAGTAGCGCGCCAGGACGTTAAATAGGCCGGTCCAGATCGATCCGAGGGCTCGGATGGAATATGACTTTAAACCATTCGGTCAGGTAGGAATTCACACCTTGCCTGATGAAGGGGGTCTCTTATTAAACACCTAAAACGGTGGAACACAGCTCCTTGGTTCCTTAATACTTCCGTGCTAAATTGCTTGCATAAATGCCGACAGACTGCACAGGTGTACAATGTTTAAGAGATGGACAGTCGCACCCGAAGTGGTGGCGTCCCCGAACACACTTCATTACA